TAATGAAAAAGGAACTCACATTAATATATGTAATTGCAAGTTTGGAGGTATAGGTGAAATTACAAGTTGTTAGAACACAGTTTGGTAAAGATGCAACAAATGGTTTGTTGTTTGTTAATGGGGTTTTTGAGTGTTATACATTAGAGGATCAATACCAAGCAGTAAAAGTTATGCACGAAACCTGCATACCAGAGGGTACATACGACATAAAATTTAGAACTGTGGGTGGCTTTCACGAAAAATACAAGAAAAAATATGGTAATTCACACTATGGTATGTTGCACTTACAAGATGTACCTAACTTTACTTACATATTGATACACGCTGGAAATACAGATGAGCATACCTCAGGTTGTCTTATTGTAGGGGAAACTCAACAAGATTTAGATATAAGTGATGATGGTTTTGTAGGACACTCAGGCAAAGCGTATGTAAAACTATATAACAAAATGGCAAAAGAATTATTGTTAGGAAAAAGTGTAACTATAGAGTACACAACAATAACTAAATTATTAGAAAAACCATTAGAGGAATCTTCTAGCACAGACATAGGTGTCGCTAAAGATGTTATGGAAAAACTTGAAGAAATAAATGGTAATGTTATACAGACACAGACAATGTTGAGAGGTAGGATAATTAGATAATGTTTGAGAGATATAAAAGAGCAAGAAACCAGGATGGTACATTCAAGAAGGATGTATGGTGGACACCTTGGTCTGATTCGTGGGAGTATAAAATGAGCGAAGATCTCAAAGATATGCTTGAAAGGACCTTTTGGACCTTTGTGGAAGCATTTCTCGGAGCGTTAGTCGTAGCACCATTAGCTGGAGTTGAAGCAGAAACACTTCAACTTGCAGCATTAGCTGGTGGTGGAGCTGCATTAGCAGTAGTAAAAACTTACGCTAAAAAACAAATCACTAAATAGATTATGTCCTAATTCCTGTGTATAATTGGCACAACAGAAAGGGCTAAATATGACACAGGAACTAGGTAATAACTATTATAAATCAGGCTGGCAACCCTCCATAGAGTTTGATGAATCAACAGGCAAAGGTGAGATAACCTATGTTGGTACAGATCCAAACTACAAAAATAAGTATGATGACATACTTAGAGGTTGGGGTTTTGACCCTAAATACTACGAAATAGAAGGCACAGTCCGTGCTTCTTCGTGGGAAGGACAACTTAAAGGTGGTAGAACAACCACCTTTTTTGCATTTAAGGGGGTTGTAAAGCGTAAGAACCCTGCATTAGACCAGTATTTTGACAAACTTGTTAAGGAGTACAGTAGAAAACCTAAGTTAAAAGACACAGATTTTGGTGGAGATACTGCTTTTATATGGACCTTAGCAGATTGGCAGTTAGGAAAAGCCGATTATGGAGTTGAGAATACCCTTAAACGCTACGAGGAAGCTCTTATTAAGGGGGTAAATCAAGTTAAGGCACTACGCAAGACAGGTACAGAGATAGATGAGATATACCTATTAGGATTAGGTGATTTAACAGAGAACTGCGACCAATCTTTCTACAGTTCTATGCCTTTTAATGTAGAGTTATCGCTATCACAACAATATCAATTAGCCAGGCGTATGATTATGAAAACTATTGATACATTTCTACCACTTGCAGACAAGATAACTGTGTGTGGTATAGGTGGTAATCACGGAGAGATGACCAGATCAGGCAAAGGTCAAGTGTTATCTGATAGATTAGACAACTCTGATATGATGCACTTTGAAGTAGTCAAAGAGATACTTGCACAGAATGATAGATACGACAAAGTAAATGTCATACTACCTACTGACTATCATCACTTGCTAGATATAAAAGGTAAAGGTGTTGCTATCACACACGGACATATGACAGGTGGTGGAGCAGGTCCAGAAGGTAAGATAATGAAGTGGTGGCAAGGACAGATGTTTGGTTGGTTGCCTAGTGGTGCAGCCGAGATACTTGTAACAGGACACTATCATCACCCAAGAGTTGTAAAACAAGGTAAAAGAACTTGGTTTCAATGTCCAAGCATAGATGCAAGTAAAGACTTTACTGCAAGAACAGGACTATGGAATGATCCTGGTGTGTTATGTTTTACAGTTAATAAAGATGGTTGGGATAACTACAAAATAGTTTAAACACAATCTACAATCATATAAGCAATACAACCTACACATCTACCATCAAAATTTAATGTTGTTTGTGGTGAATCGCCACACTCTACACAATTCATTCTTCTTCTTCTTCTACTGTTGTAAGAACCTGTACATTAGGTATTATTGCAAGTAGTTGCAGTTGTCCGTTAGATAACATAATGCTCTTGCCCATAAACAATGGCTGATCCTTGTTATCTTTTCTTTGTAATAGTTCAGCTATCAACATACCTGTTGTTGCTTTGCTTAACATTACATCTAGTATTTTTACTTCAGGCATTCTTTCTCCTTTTGTTTCCTCTTTTATAATACATTACCCAGTAGCGATAACTTTCTAAATCCATATTAAGTGTGTATTTTGGCTTTTCCCTCATACAAAAACCCTACCTCTTTTGTAATTAATTTATTATTGTCAAACTCTGTAGTTTGTGGCATAGATATTACAGACCATTGAAAGTCATAACCCTTACGCACTAAATTGTGTATGTTCCAAGTCATAATTTTTTTATCATACTCTGTCAAATAAACAAACATCTTGCCTGTTTCTACAGATTTAATTATATTACTTTCAAACTTCTTTTTTTCTATTACCCAACTCCTGTATTGTTTATCTCTTGACTTGACTTCTACAATGTATCTCTCGTTCTCTGCATCATATGGACTATATTTATCTGCACACTCAATTAAATTTAATCCAGGATAAATCTCGTTTAACTTGTCTATTATTTCTTTTTGTTTCATTCTTCCTCTGAATCTATTTCAATTACTTCAACATCTATAGGAATAAATTTAGGTTTTTCCATAATATTTATATCAAAGTATTCTCCGTGCCTAATAAGTATTTGTATTATCATTTTTTATATCCGTGTCAAATACCAAACCACCTTGTTGATCAGCCCTTAATATTAATCTACCCACTAACTCTGCACATTGTGGTACTACTGCGTTACCTAAAGCCATAAGTTTAGCTTTACGATTTGGATAATCTTCTGCTGATCTAGGCATTCCATACTCCCATAATGCAAAGTCTTTTATTTCATCTCTAAGTTTTCTAAAAATATTTAATGGTAATGTATTTCTTTTTGAGGTTTTAGAACCTGTAAGGACTGTACCATAAGTTTCTTTCCAATCTCTAGCAGCTGCAGTAGGGTACTTAGTACTTGTTTCCCATTCATAAGACTCTACAGTAGTAAGTTCTTTGTCAAATTTTAAAGGACTTAAATATTTTTTTATAATATCCCAATCTTCTAAACTTGGATAACTAAATCCTTTGTTATCATATCTAAACCAATGTTCTATAGTAGTTTTTTTTATATTAGATTTTTTATATAACTCACTAATCGTTGTAACACTTCTCATATAATCTACAAATAATTTCTGTTCAGGTAGGTGTGGTCGTTTAAGTATTTTATGATTCTTATATTTTTCAAATAGCAAAGGATTATTTTTTATATCTTCCATAGCTACTTGATCAGCCAAAGTAATTTGTATTGGCTCACCTGATGCTCTTTTGTTTTTACCTTGTAATAATTTTGTAGCGTGTTTAGTTGCATCATCTTTTTTATCCATAGTTGTAGGAGTTCGCCAATCATTTATATTGTGATACCACACATTTGTCATACCTAATCTAGCCATCCATCCGGGAAACCCATTAGTCTGCCTACCCATCCATAGTTCAGCCTCTTGCCTATCATCTCTGGATTCTTCTCGCCCAACTCCATCTCCAATGTTGAGTTCCTTTTCCCTGCTCGTACTGATGGAGCGTAATTGTTTATTGGCTTCGGTGTCTGACTTGCTAATGGTGTACTCCATATCTTTGGATTCTCCCTTAGATTCCCTGACATCTTTCTCTTGGATTTCCTCTCTTTGTCGCCACGATATAGTGCGTTCTCCAGGGCCTTGCCTGTTCTCGGTGGAAGATGATCCATTGTGTTCGGTGTCTGCCAAGATGCCAACTCCAAAGAATCTTTTTCTAAGGTGTGCTGCACCAACTGATCTTGCTGATATAATTTGCCATTCAAATCTATAACACCTGCTCTTGGCAATATCTTTGATAACTCTTTCAAAGGCTTTCCCTTTGTTCGCTGTAAATAATCCTGGCACATTCTCCAAGATGAAGTATTGTGGTCGTAATACATCAATAAATCTCCATACTTCATCCCATAACCATCTTTCATCTTCTACTCCTTTTCTACTTCCTGCCGTTGAAACAGGTTGGCAGGGAAACCCTGCTGTCAATATATCAATCCTTGATAAATCAAGTGGATTAATGTTTTCTACTTTGTCGTTTATTACCAAAGCGTTGGGAAATTTTTTTTCTAGCACAGAGCAACAAAATTTATCCATCTCTATCATCCATTCGTGAGAAGTTGCAAGACCAGATCTTTCTAATCCGTACTCAATACCACCAATACCACTAAACAAACTACCTATTTTCATTTATTATCTCCCTGCATTTTTTACAATGTATTTCTACAATATATGTCGGCTCACCGAACATATCAATTTCACCTACACCACAACTAAGACAACGCACTCTTTAGTTTGTCAATCATATCACTAGCATTACCCTTG